CATCGCGAATCCTTCCGTCTCGATGATGAAGGTGTCGAGCCACCATTGCCACTGGTCTAGCAGACCGCTCGCAGATCCGAATGGTTACGGGCAGGTTTGCGAGCGGTTGTTAACCTAATCGTCACGGATCGAGTTTTCAATGACCTGGGTATGGCAGATTAGCCAAATCTTCTTCTACTTCCGAGACTTTCGAGGGGTTACCGTAGCATTCCCATCACCCAACCTCTCGCGTAGCCCAGCATTCTCGGTCTCCAAAGCCACAACTCTCGCCTTAAGCCTCTTGTTCTCAGCCCTTAGCATCTTGTTTTCGGTTTTCAACTCGTCGAAGGCGTTTTCCTTCTTCGAATTGACCGGGGGCTTTGATACATAATGCTTTCGTATCACGGAGTCTGCGGTGCGAGAGCTTGCTCCGGTTCCATTGCGGTTACGAAACTCGATAAGCTCGGCTATGACGGCTGGGATAGCTTTGCCCCTGACATGCTTCGACTTGGCATCTGGCGGAATCGTGGCAACTTTTTCAGCGGCATCTACACCTATCTTGCGAATAGTGTCTATACCCATGATCTTCAGTGCCGACTTGAACCTCTCGAACCTTTTGACGACGAGAAGTGTATTGATTACGTGCAACACCTCGGTGAACGTAGCCCAGCCATAGGCTCCACCCACGCCGCTTCGCCACGAAGCCTCATCGGCCTCGAATTCTACGAGGCTCAACAGGAAGTCTATCCCAGCCTCGGAGAACTGTACCTTCAGCTTTTTGCATTGAGCCAGACGCGCTTCGAACTTCTTCTTGGTAGCCATTTTATTCCGCCGCCTTGATCCCGTTAAGGATCGCTTCCTGTTGCTGAATAATCTCGGACACGTCTCTACCGTCGCTCCTTAGCATGTTGAGGAGTCTTACATGGGAAATGTCTCGAGTCAAGCCGCAATGCGAGCAGGAAAACATGTGAGACACGATGTCCTTGTTGGCCTTGTGTGACGTGTTACATCTCGGGCAATGGAACGTCGTCCCATCCGAGGCTACCTCCTCATACGATGAACCAGACTTCTTCGTAGCCTCATTGATATAGCTTCGGAGAATGCCAGGGGCAACGATTTGCAGATTGGACCTCGCACGCCGCTTATGCGTCTTGTGAAGCCGCTGCTCATCTTCCTTAGCCTTATCGGCCTCCTTTTCTCGTATGCTCTTGAAATTGGTACTGTCGATGATGATGCGAGAGTATGTCTTCGCGAGTCGAGATGCCAGATTACGGTATGCGTTATTCCTGCGACGCTGTGCCTTAACCCGGATTCCCGCCTCGAATTGATAGAGGTGATGGTTCTGCTTGCGCCACGCAAGCATATGCTCGAAGATCTCTTCGTCACCATCGAACCTGTTCTCGCTCCACTTGGCTATAAGCCTTACGAGATGCCTCGGCGACTTCCATTTGTCGATGTAGGCTGTGGCTTGCTTCCGGCTCGGGAGCTTCTTCCCAGATGGGCCAGCGGTTCCCTCTTCCCTGGACGTGATGGCTCGCATCCAGATCGGCATAGTGTCGATAGACTTGAGCCACGCCACCAATTCGTCGATTGCAGCGTTAAAATTGTCAGCCCTCGTCCCAACGATCTCCTCCGACCTTCGGAAGGTCGCAAAGATACCGCTTCTTCCGCCATCCGTCTCGATGCCCTTGTATGGACTGTCTCCCCGGTAGTCACGACCCGGCATAGCCTTGTCCACGATTCTGTGTCGAGACAGGTCAAATACGCCAGTATCCCCTGTATCGGCGAGCCAATGCGCAACCCTGACCCTGTTACCCTCTACGACACGCCAGCCCAGTACCACAGCCAGAGTCCCGCCACTGGGCACGTCTTCGTCTTCGCCTCGAGGCTCAGTATTCACAGTGACTTCGCAGGACCAGACGGTTCCTGGTCCCTTTTTCGTCTTGGTCACATAGACCCATGTGATGTTTTGGGAACTACTAACTAGTGGTCTATGCATCACCATTGGCCACTTAGCCATGATATACTCACTGTTGCCGCGACTCGTGCCGGACACCGCCATGGTAAGCATCGTCTTTGCGGCCCGCCTCCTATCAGACCTCTTAGGAGACGTGAGTAGCTTCATATCTACAGGATCGATCCTAACCCTATGGTCATCGCCAAAAATATCCTGGATCTTGCTCTTCCCCTCTCCGCTCTGAATCTGTATGGCTAAGGTTCCCTCTCCTGTCCAGCGTGGGAAGTCAGGGTTCTTGTCTTCTCTACCATCGTACAGAGGAACCTTTTTGAAGCTCTGAGCCACTGCCTTGTCGACCATAGCTCCGGTTCCCCAGAACAGATCGTTTTCCGCCCTGGCAGCCTTCCACATCTTGTTCTTGATGCTGTTATTGGGAGTCTTGTCTGCCCTAGCCTCTTTCAGGCTTCTCTTCTTCTTCTTACTCTTCTCTACGCGTTTATCGTTGTCGATGAGGTAGAGGCGTGCCTTCATTTCCGGGTTGCTCCTCAACCTATCTATTTCGGCGTATAGACTAGAGATCTTCTCCGTGATATCGTTTACACGCTTCTTGACGTCTTTACCCTTGCCACCCTCACCCTTGTTCAACTTGGCCTTTTCGATGCCAAGGTCTTTGATCTGCCCGTAAAGCTCACGAATGCCGTACTCATCCTCAACCGCTCGGATCATGTCTCGTGCCTTGCAGTGAATCTGCGTCAGAGCGATACGATACCTATGAGCCTTCCACAACTCCTGCTCCACGATATCTGCGTTCAAGACCGGGCTCTTGAGGTGATACTTCATTACCAGCGGCATGTTATTCCCCTTTCACCGCGTCATTTACCAATGACTTTCGCTCCTTGAACAGTTCTCCGACCGTCACTCCGGTAGTGTAGCTCTCATACCTCTCGCCAACCTCAGTGAGACTAGCAAGTCTGATTCCTTTTGGCCACTTGATTGTTTCGAGCCGAAACGATTCTTCTACCTTCGTCCACTTGTACAGCGAGCCATCGGGCCAGCTATACTGATGCCTGTATTCGATACCGTTTTGCTCCAGCGTAGACTCGACGAGACGCTCAGCCAGTGACAAAACGAAGTCAGCCCTCGCCTCTATACCCATGCTTTCACGCCCGGCGATGTCGAACAAGCCGATGTAGCTAAAGCTCATCGAGTAGTACTTATGCATCACGCCAACCTCACGACTCTGAAAGGCAGCTTCGCCGCATCGTCAATCGCCATCTTCCGGGTCCAGCGCTTCTTATCTTTCTCCCACCTGAAGCCTGCGTCCTTGGCAATGTCTCTGTCCTCATAGGGAATCTTCGCTTCGAAGGTAGCCTTGGGACGAAGACCTCGGGCGAGTAGTTCCGAGACGTCGTGGCCGAGTTCCGCGACCCTGGTCATGAGTCGCGCCAGCATGAAGCAGTCGCCCAGCGCACGATGCGGGTCAACGACTCCGATCCCGTGGTCGAGGCAGAGCGAGACGAGGCTCGAGCCGGGCCGCTGCTCGAGCGGCCATGTCACGTCGCCACACGTATCGATCCATGGCACCTTGGCTGGAAACGTGTCGGGCACCCACTGCCGGTCGAAGTCGGCGTTATGAGCCAGCACGGCTTCGCAACCGCCCGCTCTGACGCCGGTCTCGCCCCAGACATACTCCGCATCCATTCCGCTGCTCTGCCTGAGCAGACCTACAGGGACATGGTTGACGTGCTCCGCGTCATTGCCATCGCTGTGGATGAGGCTCGAGAACGCCTCGACCATCGCGCGGTGCCTAATCGAGTAGACGATGCAGCCCACCTCGATGCATTTCGCGCCCTGCGCCGGGTCGAGCCCCGTCGTCTCCGTGTCGAGTATGCATACTAGGTCCATGTCATTCCCCTTTCGCAGTGGACGCAGCCGGATTCGAACCGGCAAAATTTGCCCGGTTATGAGCCGGGGGCTCTAACCAATTGAGCTATACGTCCTTATTTCTGATCCGCATCACGATGTCGTCGGGCATACACAGAGCCTTGGCGATTTCCCTTGACTTGCTCAGTCTGCCCGCGAAAAACGCATCCTGCAACGAGTTGACGATCGTTGCAGTATCGATTTTCTTCGCGCAGTCCCGGTCGATGACGAGGTTGACGCCTGGGCCATGGATCCAGACATAGCTCGCCTTCAACTCGTTTTCCTCCTCGAACTCGTCGACCCTGTACATCATCTCCATGCCAGACTCCGATATCGCAGCAGGTTCTTCGGCCACTCGACCAGGTCGTTTCCCTTCCCGCCAACCTTCAGGCGATAGACGTCACCATCCTTCTCCCATGCCCGCTTCTTGCCGCCGATAATCGCGAGGTCTGGAAACGCTTCGGGGTTGGACGTCACGGGCCTGCTGCCGATCTGCTTGATGAAGCAGGGCACGCCGCTTCTCTCACATAGCTCGGCCATGGCGAGCATATGGTCCAGGTTGCAGTCCCTTGCCTCTTTGCCCATTTCGCCGCCGATAACGACCTGGCCGATACCGTCAAGGCTGATGTCGAGACTCGACAGCAGCGGCTCGAGCGAGAGCCACGACTTAGCGAAACCGGAGGACGAGTGCGCAGACATCCTCTTTCCCGCCACGGCTTGACTCTCGACGCTCGTGCCTTCCCAGACATTGTCTAGCGGCAGCGATGGAGGAAAAAGCGTGAGATTGGCTCGAATCCGGTACTTGAGTGCATGCTCGATGAGAGGCTTGGAGTCGGTCAACTTGGAAATCAGCTTCTTCCTGCGCGCCGGATACTTGGTCAGGGTGAGAAAGACGTGCTTGGGGTGGAGCGCCATGACGCCATAAACGGCATAGATGAACTCGTCGGGCACCTTGGGCTGGAAAAGGTCTCCGAGATTGGAGACGATGCAGACCTTTCGCTTGGCCCAGGCCGCTGGGTCGCTCAGCTTCATGTCGAGCAGCTTGACCTCGTTGAATGGCGAGGTGAAGCGTCGCTTATGCAGAGCCTCGGCCCAGCAATGGTCGCAGCCCTCGCTCTTCTTGACGCAGCCGTGAACCACGTTGAGTTGCCTGTCCCAGTAGTTTTCGCTCTTTGCCATCACCATGGTCGTCTCCCGTGGTCCCAGGTCAATGGAAGCGCGTTACCCTTTTTGAGCCAATCGTCTAGCGCCACAACAAGCTCGGCGAGCCGTACCGTCTCCGTATCGTACCTATCGTAGGGATCAAAGACGATTTTATTAGCAATCTCGATCATCTCCCTCAGATTCGCGTTAGGATCCATCACGCTTCCCCTTGCATCGTCTATGCTCGTTCCACCACTTCCATGGCGTGAAAACTCGCTTCTTTCTAACGCCGTCCCTTTCAACGCTGCCTCCGACCCTTATACCACTTCCGCAGGTCCTGCACATCAAAAATCCGTCACCAGCTATGATATTTTCACACGGGTCAACCCATGCGAGTTGCTCCTCTGTGTAGACCGGAGACGGCTTATCCGCTTTCCTCGCCTGCCTAGCCATGGCTACCCATCTCGCTCATGGTTTCACACCAAGCGCTTCCGAGCACAACCTGACCATTTCATCCGCCTCTTCATTCACGATCGAGTAGGTACCAAGCCCATATCCGTTTCTCGTCAAGATCATCCCGTTTTCTATCCCGCAGCAACTCGGCTTGGGCTCTGGCGTGGCACCCATAGCCTCAAGCCTGTTCCAGGTCTCGCAATCCGCCCGCCACGCTTCCGCTCCGCTTCCGTATCAGACACTCACGCTTCCACCACTTCGCGGCGCTCACCGCTGCTTGGAACCTGAGCAGGTTCCGGTATCCCGCCAACATAGTGTGTCCGGTAATGACACGGAATCCACCATCGGGAGCCGTCAGATGCGCCCGGCTTCCGTCGGGAAGCTCTTTGACAAGTCTCGAGAAGCAGATCCCCATCGCTTTAGATTCGATGGTCAGGTTCAACCTGGACATGGTGTAGGGAATCGCAGCGTCGAGCAGAAACGATTTCTCGGCGTTGAGCCAGGACAGTACCGTGGGCCTGCACCACGAGTCCTGCGGGTCAGGGGCGTTTGGGTGTGAGCAATACTCGCTCCGCTTGCCACCGCCGCACTCAATCATATACCACGGGCAGCCCTCGCTACACAGCGGAGCGCCACCATCGTCATAGATCGGCTTTACCGGCTTCACTTTGAATACCCGTCCTTTGCCCAGCCCTTACCTTTCAAAACAAAGCTGGTACGAGAGATGAGCCGAGTCACATGTTCGCTCGACCCGCAAACGGCGCACTTCACCTCCGGGTTCTCCTTGATGCCGTGCTCGGTCTCAAAGCTCACATCGCACTTGAAGCAGTGGTACTTATACGTCGGCATTGTTCCTCTCCCCTATCGCTTCTTCCTCGAGCCCCTTGGAATATCGTTCCACTTGTCGAGCGATTCAAAGTAGTCGCTACCCTCGCCATCCTCTTGATCCGTTTCGAGATCGTCGAAGCGGGTACAGAAGGCTCGAAACGCGGCCAGGGCTGAGCCGGTGGGGCCATTGCGCTGTTTAGACACGATGATCTCGCACATGCCCTTTACGTCATCCTCGTCGGGCCAGTAGTACTCCTTGCGCAGCAGAAACAAGACCTCGTCGGCGTCCTGCTCGATGGAGCCTGACTCGCGCAGATTGTGAAGCTGCGGGCGCTTGTCCTTGGCCTGCTCACAGTCACGATTGAGTTGAGCTAGAAGGACGATGCAGACATTCTCTGCCTGCGCCATGAGCTTGAGTCCCCTCGAGATCTCCTGGACCACGTTCTCCCTGGTCTGCGACTTACCCTGCTTCGCCGCTATGAGTTGCAGATAGTCGATCACGACGACGGCAAGCTCCATCCCATCTCTGTCGTATCTCAGCTTGGCGCGCCGGATAGTCGACCTAATGTCCTGCATCGACGCGACTCGGTCGATGATCTGAATCGGCAGCTTCGACAGATCGTTTAGCGCGACGAAGAACCGGCCCACTTCCTGCTGATCGAAGTTTGTCTTGCGGTACTTGGAAATGCTCACTCTGGCGCTTTCGCAGGCCAGGCGCATCACCAACTCTTTTCGCGGCATCTCGAGCGAGACGAAGGCTGATGCCATGAGTTTGCCTTCGTAGTTCAGCTTCCCCGCCACCGACTGCGCCAGCTTCATTCCAAATGCGCTCTTGCCCATACCGGGACGTCCCGCAACGACTGTAACATTGCCTCGGTGAAGTCCGCCGAGAATATCGTCTAGCCTCTTGATACCCGTTGGCATTTCCGTCGTTGACTTGCCCTCGGTCTCAAGTCTCTTGTTTAACTCAAGCTGCTTCTGGTACTCCTTGGCATAGTCGAGAATCGCGTCCCTGAGATCAACGGCTTCGCCGCCTCCCACGTCCTTGGTCCAGTCCGACATGTCCTTTTCGAACTGTGTGACTAGGCCAGGAATGTCCTCCATGGGCGTGATGTAGCTCTGGGACAGGAACTTCTTGGCCGCATACTGCATCTGCCTGAGTCGGTATAGCTCGACGACGCGCTCCACTTCCCGGTACGGGTCCAAGACCGCAGGGGTGGAGATGAAAAGCTCATAGTCTAGGTACTTGTCGCCGCCCGCCTTCTCGAGCCGACCCGTGTCGAAAAGGATGTCCCGGATCGCAGGCAGGGTAATTCGCTCAGCCTTGGCCGCAATCTCCGACATCGCGGCGTAGATGACAGCGTTTTGCGGCGAGTAGAAGTGCTCCTCACGCAGATCAGTGCTGACCTCGACGAAGATCGCGTCATCCTCGAGGATCGAGGCGAGGATGCAGCACTCGGCCTTAACGTCGCATGGCGGGACCCTGTCATTCGGCGCATTGGTATCGTCGAGAGCCACGACCTACCCCCGGATCGATGCGGCCATTACGACAAGGGACAAGACAAGGAACAGACCGATAACCTCAATCGTTGGACTCACTTCTCAAATCCCCTTTCTGTCCGAGCCCGGACTATAGCTCATCACTTCGTTTCCAAACCATTTCTGCACCGTAGTTTTCAGCTATGAGGCACTGCTTCTTCCACCATCTCGCCGCAATCACGGCAGCCTCAAGCTTGCGTCTGAGTACTAATCCATTCCTGAAATTTTCACCCGTCACAGCTCTGAAAGCCCCCTCAAGATGAACCCTCCTCCCGTCGGAAAGCTCTTTTGTCAATCGAAACATGCCGTAGCCCATGGCCCTGAACTCGTAGCCGTAGGGCGACAATTCGCTGGACCATGTGAATGGTAGCGCCTCTTCGAGAAGCTCGTCCTTGGCACTCTTCCAGATCGTTTTCACGGCTGCACCTCCAATAGGTCCCTCTCATCAATCCACATGTACTGGCCCGACACGTCGAACCTGACTAGGTAGCATCCCTTTTCCGTCGCCTCGACGATACCATATCTGTCCCCCATCATCCAGCGGTCCGTTGCCGGATGGAGTTGAATCCTATTGCCGATTAGAAATGCCACAGCCACCTCAGTGAAACTCGTAGTGCTTCGTCTTGACTCCGAGTCGCTGCGCCGCCTCTTGAAGCAGTTCGGCGAATTCGTTGGCAAGTGACTCGTACTCATCACCGTAGATGACGACAACGTCATCCGGGTCGTCGGTCTGGATCGGTGGACTATCTACCTTGAAGCCGTCACCGTAAAACTCCCTCTCCTCCTCTCGGGTAGAAGTATGTAGCCGTTGTCTAGCGCAACCCTGAGCCCTTTAGTGAGAGCTGCTACGCCATCCATTACCGGGCCAACGTTGCCAAGGATGAGAGTTCTCGGCCCGCCCCTAACAACGTCTCGCAATACGATTGTAAACTGCTTCATTCTCCCCCCTCTCGTAGCGGAGACGGCTTATTCCACTCCTTGCATTGTCGGCATAGGAAGTGCCCATCACCGTCGCACTGACCCTTCGGCTCCCCAGGCTCGAAACTGTCACAGTCTTCGCGTCCCAGCTTCGTCTCGATCAGCTCTGCCACTGCCACAACGCCTTGCACCGTCTCTTCTGGCTCAGGCATCGGCACGTCGGCTTCTACCCAGGACCAGCGAATGGTCTCGGAGTCCATCGAGTCTGCTATAGCCATTTTCACATCGTCTGTGTCGGCCCCGGACCAACTCGAGGCAGACCAGGTTCCGTCGGGTCCTACGGCAACGGCGATCCTGACCCGGACCCTACCAGGCTGCATCTTAGGTTCGCTCATCTTTCCTCTACTTTCGTAGCGTCAACCAGTTTCGGTACGAGAGCCTTGAGTCTAAGAGCCTGTTTCTCGAGCTTGTCTACCTTGCCCGCCTTCCGATTCGCCACATCGATCTGAGCCGCCTTGAGCGTTTCGAAGCACATGCTGGGATAGACCATGACCTTACTCTTAGACCATGGGACCTTGACGAGGTAGTAGCGCTGACGCATACCGTTCATGTCGCTTTTATCTACCTCCTCTACCTCAACCTTGACTATCCCCTCGGTCTCCCACCACTTCGTGATGTAACGCTCCATAGCTACTCCTTCCGATCCACCATGTAGCCGCACCGGCATCGGTAGTTGAACCATGTCCCGGCAAGCTCAGGCACGCCTACCTGCCTCGGGTCTTCGCGTCGACCAATACCTGCGCCGCACCGGGGGCAAATCCGCCGGCCCAAAGACTGATCCTCTTCGCGCATATGCGCTGCGGCTTCCGTCGCCTCGACCTGAGACGCGCCAATGGAGAGTAGATGTTTCGCGTACTCCTCGTACTTATCCACAGCTACCCTCCGCTCTCCGGGCCCAAGGTCTCGTACACTTCCAACGCTCTATCTTGAAGACCGTACTCGGCGATGATAGCGTTTATCTCGATGAATGTGGCCTCCAATCTCTTCTCTTCTCTCTCAGTGAGACGTCTGACCCTAGCTTCCACAGATTTCCATTCGATTTGTGAATGCACCTCTGGGGATATCTCGTTCCTGTACCTATCATAGCTGAAGATGCGAGTCAGTTCTACACGGACGGGGCCGGAGTCTAATTTCTCAAACGTAGTATTAAAACGCTTGTGCAATCCAGCCTTCCTGCACGCTTTGATACACGCGGCTAGTCTCTTATCTAAGTCTTTCCGCTCCGCTGCGTCAATGGCATCAATCTCTAGCTTTAACTCATCGATCTTGGCAAGAAGCTCGTCTCGTTTCGTCATATCCAGGTCTCCTCGATGCAATCGTCATCACCCTCGTCTCTCGCCGCCCTGCCCAGGCCGGGTGGAAGAGAGCCGCGAGCCGCGTCAAGCGAGTCGTAAAGCGTACAGTTCGCCTCGGGTCTGATGCCACAGGACAAGGAGACGTGCCAGCGGCGAACGACCCACTTGCCCGGATGGTCTTTGGTCACTGGTCTGTAGATCACGTACAGGTAGATCATCTTCAATCCCTCTCAGCTATGTCGCATAGCGCGCAGCGAAGCTCCGCTATTGGTCTCGAAATCTTCTGCCCCAGACTCACTGGGATCCATTCTTTGCCACATAGACTCTAGGTCTAGGACCTCGCGTCAGCGGCAACGGCTCGGCCTTCCACCACTTCTTATTCGGCATCGGGAACTTCCCTGTAGTCGAAATCGAGGCACTCCTCGATCTGTTCGGCGAGACTGCCGTAGATCCAGCCGTGTGGGCAGTACCGCTCACGGATCGCGACGCAGGTCGCGCAGGTATCGTGTCGGTCCCAGTTTCCGTCCCATAGCCCGCTGACATGCTCGTAGCGCTGCCCCTTCGCGATAGTGTCGCCACACTCGCAGCACTTGTGCGGCTTTCGAGCCTTGCGCCATTCGATGCGGCAGATCGAGGGACGCTCGCCGTCGTCTGTCGAGCAGTCGCAGCTAATCATGCCTCACCTCCATGGCTTCTGACGATCTTCTGAAACGAGGCCAAAGCCTTGGCTACCGCCACCGCATTGGCCTTTGCCTCCTCAAGACCCTCGGCGATTCCTCGGTACATGTGGGCGGGGTACATTGGACGAGACGCTGATGCGTTGGTGTCAGCGGTCCAGTAGACGCACCAACCCGTATCCCAGGCCGCGACGCCGAACCCGGATTGGACGCTGTGGTACTCACCCTTTGCTCTTTTCTCCCAAGCCATTTCTCACCTCACCTTCTCAAACCGGGTACGGTCGCCCTTCTCTTCCACATCCGCGCCGCCCTAACCGCGTTAGCGAGTCGAGCCTTGCACTGCTCGAGGTCCGACATCAGCGTGAGCCTCATCTCGACTAGGATGGATACGGCGTAGCGAGACGAGCGCTGCTGATCGTAGCTCCACTTGATTCGCTTGTCACTATCCGGTACCCCGAACCACTCCGCAACCGCGTCTGTGACGTGCTTCGCCGCAACGGTGAGGTTGTCGTGACTATCGATTTCGCCGGGTCCGTAGCGGGTGATCGTGACGGCAACAGGCAGCTTCGGGCGCTTCTGGGTCTGAAGCATAAGCAGGACATCGTCACGCTGCTTTCTCGCCTGCTTGGCCGTTCGCATCCGGCTGAACATGGAGGCGTTTCGGAACGTGACGTTCGGCGAGACGAGCCTGATGCCGGGAATGTAGATCTCCATCGCTCTACCTGTTTAGCCCTTCGATAGCGCGTTCGTACCTGCGTCGAGCCTTTCTGGGCCAGTGCTGACGAACATGCCTTACCTCTCTGAGAGAGTGAGAGACGAGGCAAATCGGACCCATTCGCAGGACTCGCAGTGGTACAAAAATTAGCCCAGGCTTGTGGTCCCAGAAGTAAAGTCCCATCACTTGTCTCCAGCCTTCTCCCTGGGTGGGATCGACCGCTTATCGAACAGGTCTCCTAGACATACGAGGTCTGATGGCAGAACCTCGATACAGTTATAGTCGACACCATGGTCCCTCCAGGTAAATATGTTCCCAGCCAACACATGCCCAGCCGAATGTTTCTTTTTGATACCAACGCATATTCGTAGGTACTCTATCTGACCAGATTTGGTCCAGCGAACGAAGCCGGATTTCTTCGCGATTTGCTCAAGTTCTGCCCTAGTCATGTCTACCTAAAACAGGCTCAATTGCCCGTCCCCTTTCTTCTCTATAACACATCGTCCATCGGTCAGGACCAGTTCGAACGGTGATAGGTACAGCATGCCGGGGACGTAGTCGGCGTACGACACGCGCTTTCGCTGTCTGTAGACCTTGACACCATCGATTTGCCCCTCGTAGTAGTAGTGCGGCGTATCGACGCTTTCGACCTCTGCCACCAAGTCGTCGGGCCGAAACTCGACATAGGGACCTCTGTCACCAATGACGACGCGACGGTAGCTGTGGGCCACGAGGACATTGTTCTTCCCCGTGTACAAGTCAACTCTGACGCCAAAGACCGGAATCCTGAGTCGAGACTCGTACGATGCCATAGCTGCCTCTATCGACTTGCGCCTTTGCACGCGTCGAGGCATTTGTCATAGCCACGGTGACATTCAGTCTTGTGCGCCTCACTCTTCTCGCTCGTCCCAAGCGGTTCGTAGAGACAAGAGCTTCGATGGTTGCCGCACTCGTTCACGCACGCCGACACCGGGTCCATCGAGCATCCGATCAGAGTGGTGAGCCAGATCAGGTTGCGCATCTTATCACGCTCCGATTTGACAGGTCTCATCGATGATAAACCAGTCATCGGCCAGCATGTCGGCCTGACTCGCGAGCCAGCCGGGGACGAGCATACCCTGGGCGTCTCGCATGAAGATGCAGAGGCGGATCTCGCCTGCCCCTGGCTCTCCAACGCTTCGCCTCGTATTGACGGATAGCTCGGTAAAGTACTCGTATGCAATGGAGCCTACGTGACCGAGGAATAGGTACATCGACTTGCCGTTCCACCCATCCCTAGCCACGCGCCCGCCCCTCTTGAGGTGATCAAGAGCTTGACCAAAGCTTAAACCTCCTCGATCCGACGAGACTCCTCTCGCGATGTCCGCGAGACCCGCTACGCAAACCTTCGCCGACTCGAGCGCCGACTCGTACTGTGTAATCAATCGCTCAACATGTTCCTTGTCACTCATCTCTACCTCCAGTGCCAGTAGTAAAATCCGATGTCCCATTCAGGGGCTGGGTACTCGCACAAGACGAGTCCCTTGGTAAATCCGCTATCGTGCCCGACAAACTTGAGTCGAGGCACGAGGATATGAATCTTGGCGTGCGTGTAGACGTGGTCCCTGAACCATCTCGTCTCGATCGCTGCGGGCACGAGGATGAGGATAGTTGGCCTCATAAACCCAGTACTATGAGTAGTGTACGCAGCCTTCTTCACCCATGGGCCTATTTTGCCGAAGGGTGGGTTACAGAACTCGATTGCTGCTGGAATGTTCCAGTCCTGCTTGAGCCCGTCGATCTGCGGCGTGAAATACTCGTCGCAGACATGCATCTTGTCGCTCGCCGCCAGGTCCAGAGTGATCTTGCCCCAACGCTTTTCGATCGCGGCGATGAATTCGGGAGGCGTCCCCACCTCCTGCTCCGACTTGTGTCGTTTATGCTTTGGCTCGCTCACGACAGCACCTCACAAGGGTGGGTGTCGACAGAATCCGACAACTGCGGCTGACAGAACCGCCAAGGCCACGCCTTCCTGCGGCACCCGGTCATGGTGGCGCAGGGGGTGACACGCCCAAACCCTGTACCCCACAGCGTGATGTACTGACCATGCACTCCGCGCCCGCTACAGAACCGCTCGGGCGACCGCCAGCCGTTTCGCCACTCCTGAAGCTCGCGCCACATATCAGCGTTGCTTTGCGTAAGACTCGAATTGAGTAGCTCAAGAGCCTTGGCTCGTCGCTTCCACTTTCCCATCACGCCTCCCTCAGATGAAAAAGCGCATCGGCCCTGCGAAGCAGTGACCAGGCCCACAAGAGCCGCTGGCTAGGAACCATGCCAATGTTCGGGATATCGCAGTCACAGAGCGTGGTGTAGAGCAGTTCCGTGACAGAGTCTTGGGTCCATTCCTCGTCTTCGCTCTCAAGCTTGGCGACGATCTTCTTCCACTTCTCTGCGCTGCTGCACTCGTCCCTTTGCGCATCACGGAGGTACTCTCTCGCCTCCCAAATCGCGACGGGAAGTTCGAACTGTTCACACCCGATATTGTTCATGCCGATACTGGCCTTCTGCCTAACGTAGTAGGACACATCGGATCTTGCCATCCACCGGATCGCCTCACGAACCCCGCCCTCTGCAATGTTCCACCTTCCCCACACCATCGTGTCGAGGTCCCCGGTGAGAATGATGTGGCCGGAAGGGACGAGCACGATCTCGCAGCGGTAGCAGCTACTGCCACTTGGTTTGCCGACGATGACGAGACCGCCACCGGGCCAATTATCGTGTCGAAGAATGGCAAGGTCCTTGAGGCTCTTGTCGGCAAGCTCGACATGCTGCTTGATGTAGTCGGATTCGGAATAGCATTCGATGTCGAAATCACTCACCACGCACCTCCGCTCGAACCGATAAGCACAACACCGTCCGCCTCGTTTTCGAGAAGCGGTTGCTCCCTCTCATCGTCGTGACTAGGCCCCACCATAAGGAGCATCGAATCTTCTTGCAGGTAGTATCTGGCCTCGGGCTCATACTCCTGTATCCGGCGCATTACCGCGTTTAGCTCGTTGCACGCCTTACGGAAGCGCTTCAAATGCTCGGGACGTATCCGATGTTTGGCATTCACCATCCTCGTTTCCACATCGTCATGGCACGATCCATTAGACATCTTCGCCCCTTTTCTCTGCCAACTCGTTTTCGGCTCGGAGATATGCGCTGGCCTTGTCGATGATCGCCTTGCGCTCACAACCCGGCTCATGCTCAGTCGGCCCCTCCTTCTCTGGGATACGGCATTCGGGGCAGCATCGAGCATATTCGGGGTGGCAGTGACAAGCCCTGTTGTATCGACCCGACCATTCATCGTCGACAACGCGCCGAAGCAGGGCTTCGATGAGGTCGTTGGCGCTGGTGTCAACCATCACTCGTCCTCCTTGGGTCGAATCTGCATCGGCCATGGTCCGGGATACTGGCGGCACAGCGTTCGGGTCTGTGTACGGTTTTTCGGCAACGGCCATGGCGTTGATGGTCGGCCCCAACGCTCGAGCCAGGCGCACATGGCAGCACCGGAAGGTCGCGTGGTCCCGTTGACGATCGTGGTGAACTTTCCGTCCCACCACGGAACCACGGTCACCCGCACGGCCCAATCCCGGCTCCCCATGACCGCAAATACGGTACGAAGCTTGTCCGCCTCCTGCTGCGCGAAACGCCTCTCGCTTGTGATGTACAGTTGCAGTACGCCAGCGCCTGACTCCCACTCAGGAATGGGACCGGGTCCGGGTCCGTATGCGGAGGATGTTGACACGACAAGGGCAGCTCCCACCGACTGATGAGGGATAGGTTCGGCAGAAATGACGGCAGAGTCTGCCTGCCCCTGATTTGTTCGCAGACCGAACAATGCCCACACGACCTCCAGCACGACCGCCAGCGAAAATGTAATGCTCATCACGATGGATGACTTGCTCACTTGTCCTCCTCCTCGTCGTCACTGCCCGCGTCGGGCGGGGACCATTGCTGACCCGTCTCTTTGCCTGTGCCCTTGCAGGCGGGGCACTTTGACTCGTTCATTGTGTAGCTATCGCCACCGCAATTGTGGCAGTCCGAATCCTTCGGCTTGGTGAACATCCAGCCCATGGACATGGCTTCGGGCATTTTTTCGAAACGCTTGCGAAGGATCTCGTTCTCTTTCTCATTCAATCCCGCAACAGCCGCGTTGGCTGCGACCAGCGTAGCTGCAACCGGGTTGACCTCTGCAACCGACGCGGAGGGGACCCTGGGCTCAAACACGCTCGCATCTGCTACCTTCCTGATCGATTGCGCCAGGTGATTGACGGCGTCATACCTGGTCGGCGCATCGATATGGAAGCTTATGCGATAAGGAACCTTATCCTCAACCCCCTCTTCGTACGCCACGACTGCCATAACCACTGTGAACCTAGGCATTATCCACCTCCCGGAGACGTATCTCATCCACAGCATCATCTGCCCAGCTAAGTGACCATTCCCTGATTTGTCCAACGGTCGGGGAGGTTTCCCCATCTTCAACATTCTGCTGCGACATGAGTCTTGACAACATAGTCGAGTAGACCATGCCCCATACCAGCTTCTCTTCACTATTTAGAAACTGCATTACTCATCTCCCTCTCCCTGTAATTGCTCAAGCCTGAGCCAAAGCTTCGAAAGCTCGAGCATGATGTCTTGAAGCTCCCCAGACCCGGTGGAATTGCGCATCTGCGACATGGCGCAGTAGACGATCGCGTTTCGTACCTTGCCCTGGGCCATACCTACCAGATTCCGGGTCTCCTTGCCAGGATCGTAGGGTCCGTAGCGGCGAAGGCCCGTTGCGACGCCTCGGTACACGGCATCGGTCACCAGGCTCTTGAGCTGCGAAGAGATGCCTCGAACAGAGAGCGTGCGACGAATAACGTCTACGATACCGAGTTCGCCATGCGACATCTCGAGGCTGCTCACGTCGGGAAGCGAGTCGAATCCCTTCGCCTGCTCAGGCTCGATGGGTTCGAATTCGACCGTGGCCTTACGCTTTCTCTCATGGTACCAGGCCCCGTGGACGAATCGGGCCACGACTATTTTCTTCTCATCGTAGATGGTTTCACCTACTCGCATCAGGGTCATCGTTCCCTCCGTCCTTTATGTCGGGGACCGTTTACTTGACCCCGCTCCAATTCCTGCTATCACTTGCCCAATGGTGGCTCGACACCTTCATCATCGAGACTATAGCCCAAACGGCATCGTAAAGCCATCAGGCATGACCCAGAGATGGTAGATATTTGCAGAGTCGACAAGGTCTGACTCGGCGGGATAGATCTGAATGGCAACACGCTCCCGTCCCATGAGTTCGTTTTTGATCCGCTGCATGTCGGCCCAAGGGATGGTAGTTCCGCCATCGTTGCGCCTGACCATGAGACGAGACACGATGCCCCATTCCGTAACCTCGTCCCGGCACCGGAAGACCATGTACAGGTTGTTGACCCAGGTCTCGTAGGCATCGCCTACCTTTCCGACCGGGCTCGGTCCAGGTTCGAAACTGGACCAGCCCTGACGCATCAGCTTGCGCCCATTGGCCTGGCTAGCGCGCATCATCTTACGGTTCATTTCCATTTCTCGACCAGAGCCTCAATCGCCGTTAGCTCGACGCATATCTCGTCGACAATGTCACCGCAGTCCGATTCCATGCGCTCATCGTCGATGGAGATCCTAATGTCTCGGCACCGTTCAAGTATCTCTTCTCGCATCTGCTGTATCCGCTGACGCTCCTGAGCCTTAGCGGCTAGCCGTTGCCTCCGCAGCTCCTCCCGCAATGGTGACCTCTTCCCGGTTATCTCAATCTCCCTCGCCATTACTTCGCTCCCGCCGCCTCGACGCTTGCCGCGAAGGCATTGATTCGACTGCGAAGTTCGCCCAATGTGGTGATTTGGGAACTGTGCAGTACCATATCTAGCATTCGCCCTAGAGCAATTGGAACGTTATTGTACCAACCAAGGCTCTTCACCGTCTCCTTACCAGCCTCTTTACCGCTTTTCGCCACGTCCAGTCTCTCGATGACAAATAGCGTCGTGTCGGCTCTTCGGAGTCTAAAAGACTCGAATAGGAACGACTCAAAACTGACCGCCTTGAAATCGTTCTTGACACTGGTAATTTTGTCGCAAATAGCGACCAAAACGTCCCTATTCGCGGGCTTCTTGCAATGAGTCGACAACTCGAGAATGGCTTGTTCTGGGCGGAGAAAGAATCCGGCCCCGTCCCACCGCTCCACCCCCTCTTTCGAAACTACTTTGGTCTGCACGACGAATCCTGGCCCTTCAGCGGCAATGGCCCTAACGCTACGAAGCTCGATCATTTTCTATCCCCTTTCGTTCCAGCCAATTTTGGCACTCTAGGAGCGCCTCAACCCCACTCTAGCAGGGGTAGCCTACCATGCAACCCAAAACTGCCACCATCGGGCGCGTCGTGGCAGCAATCAGCATTTCTGTGGTGACCCGGAACCCTGCTTCAGCGCCTCGACCCAGCACTCGGCGAAGCTTTCGGCCACCGCAGCGATCTGGCTCCAGTCGGCGAGGTCGAGGGCTCCTCGGCTTGCCCAATCCACCATCCGCCTGCCTAGGTCCACGGCAGTGCCGTTGACTAGCCTACGGTCAGGCTCGATGCCTGCGGCATGGAGCCTAGCCTCGAGCAGCGGCACGAGCGATGCGCCACGGACCCTGGTTCCACCCCCAACGATCCACTCGACCTTCGGTGTCTGGAAATCTGGATCCGGTTCTCGGTTCACGAGCAATTGATTTTTTGTGAAAAAAATCTCCAGCGTCACAGATCCTGAGCGAGAGGAGAGGAGGCTACAGAGAAAAGAAGATTCTCTTCTTTTCTTTTGTGGTCGCCGTGTGACGGTTCCATCACGTGGCGTGACGGTTCCGTCACACGGCGTGTTGCCTGCATCACGTGGCGTGACGGTTTTCGAAAAACTTTGCGTAACGTTACTTGTGCTCTGAGCAACGTTTTGTGCATGCAAACCCTCTGTCGAGCCACTCGTCGACTCCGTCACATCGCGTGACGGTTCCATCACGCCGTGTGACGTATCCGACACGCTGCGTGTTGCTTCCGTCACGCCATGTGTTGCTTCCGTCACGCCATGTGACGTATCCGACACGCTGCGTGTTGCTTCCGTCACGCCGTGTGACGGTCCGTATATGGAGAGTGCTGGGTCCAGGTTGGGGATTTGGCTTAGAATCTCACCGATTACCTCTCTCATCGAGAGGTTGTTTGAGTTCGCGTAACTAAGTATCGATTCGTTAGGTTTTGGTCCTTCGGCAACGTTTGGTGCGCCGCGCCTCGCGTCACGCGGACCGTCACGCGAATCGTCGCTTCGCGACAAAAACACGCTCTCATCAACACCTGTTTCGACCACTTTTCCGTCACGCTGTGTGACGCATCCGTCACGTGGCGTGTCGGTTCCGTCACGTGGCGTGTCGCCTCCGTCACGCCCCGTGACGGAGGAGTCAAATAGTAACGTAACGTTTTTTGATGGTGAAACTGTAGAATTACACCCCCTTTTGCGTTTCGTCACACCGCGTGACGCATCCGTCACGCCACGTGACGGGTCCGTCACGCCACGTCGTGCCTGCATCACGCCTTGTGACGGGTCCGTCACGCCACGTGACGGCTTTGGGCATTGATTGCCTGGAGTATTAGAGTCACGCGCCGTGACGCTTCGAGCCGTCTTGGGTGCCCTGGGAGGTCTCTGGGGAGGCGGCTCATCGGGGTCTTCGGGGTTGGGCTGTCCCCTCTTCGCCTCGATCCTTTTCCGCTCTCTATATGCCCTGCTTCTGATGCTGTCGGCGAACTTGGCACTCTGGGCCAATTCGAAGTTGGGCACTTCAACAGCGTCACCTCGAATCAGAATACTTTCCCGCCCGAGAAGAAGCTCTACGTAGGGACGAATCTCATCGGGAGGAGCATGAATTGCCTGAGCTATGCCAGCAATGGCATCTTCCCCAAGCTCAAGCCTACCATCCGCGTCGACCTCTTCCAGGATGAGGGACATTATCCCCCTGGCTCGCCAATCGAGCGTGCGCCACTTCGGGCGACGGTCTTTGTAGAGTCGGACCCATAGCGTCTTGGAATAGTCAAGCGGCATGACGGCTACCTCGCCTGGGGAGTATGGTGCGTTTCAAGGCTTGCTTCGGAAGCGTCGCCTTCCAGTCGTAAAGCTCGTGCAGGTGCGTTTCTGCCCATGCGCCCTGCCTGGCAAGCTCGAGCCCGTCCAGTTTGGGAAAGAAGATTTGAAGCCAGTCTGTGACTTGTCCCTGTAGCGGCGGCTCGTCGCAGCACGAGGTCCAGATCGCGATAAGCAGAGAACATGCCGCGCCGGGCGAACCCGCCATTGCTTTGACGTCTTCGCTCGCGTAGAGCCGTTTAAACATGCTCCTTGCCGCAACGGCTGCCTCGGCTAACTCCCGCGTCACCTCAAGTCCGGGAAAGCCATTGTGAGTCAGCCTGAGAAGTTCGATAGCGCTGGGAGGCCCAGTCTTTATCCTCGCCCAACACATGCAGACGCAGAGAAGTGCTAATCGTTGTTTCATGGTTTGCACCTCACCCTCTTGGTCTGCTCCAGGTCAGCATCGATCTCGCCCTGGACCTGGTCGAGAGCCTCTCGGAGATGGTCAAGAATCTCAGCTATGATGAAGGCTTCTCTCGGGTCAGGCGGCACGTAGAGTCGACACTCTTCATGGCAGACCCTGGGGTTGTTGCGGGTCGAGGCGTGGTCGAGGCACTCCTCGTACTGGTCGCAGTCGTGATGGTCTCGTATCCGTTCGAAAATGTCGAACGCGATCCGTGTTCTTCGCCTACGTTTTCCCCTCGCCATGGCTGGTCACTCGGCGTAGTAGAGCCATTGCGCGAAATCGAGCATAGAGAGTTGATCTTGGGAGTGAAAAACCGGCTTCCCAAGCGCATATATCTCCTTTACCTCGTTTTGCGCGCCGCTACTATCTTTCCAGCCGAGTACGGTGACCAAGGCGTCGCAGCGACGGCAAAGCTCGAGTGTACCGTCGAGCCAGAACTGATCATCGGCAATGCCGTCCATGTGAGCCGTGTTGGAGTGGGGTATAAGCGGCATAGCTCCGAGCCTTGCCACCATGACACCTACCTCCCTTGCCTTGAATATGTTCTGCTCTCTCTGCCACTGCGTCGGTGCTCGATAGGGACCCGCGATATATACGACCTTCATTGCCCTTGCTCCCTTTTATAGATTGGAGACTCAATTGTGTCGTCCCACTCCGTAATCTCGCCGCAGCTTCTCGCACCTAGCTTGACGAAGATGCCTGCGAGAATCGACCTATGGCACCTTAATGGGTCGGCACAGTAGCAACAGAGTACCACCCTCGGCGATGCCAGGACAAGGTCCCAGATCGGTCTGTTGCTTTTGTAGGATAGGCGCATATGCTGCAAATAAGCCTTGACATACCCGTCCCAATCGAGTAGGCCAGCCTTCGCTTCCCTCGCCATGTCACGGCTCGGTGCAAATACCCTATCCCCGGTCTTGAGGCTTACGTCGAGCCGGTCGCCTCCCGGATAGCCCACGATGGCTGTGTAGACCTGGAGCATGCCGGGTTACCCATTCGGATCTCTGGTGATGTAGCAGATCGAGTCCAGCCGAGACTCGGCGGATTTAGCTCTGATGCGAAGCGCCTTTGCGGCACGATGCATCCTGGCGAGAGACTTAGCACGTTGACGCGATGCCAAGGTCATCCGTTCCAGCCTACGCTTAAGACGTATGTTTTCTGCCGTGATGTCCATGGTCTGCTTGGCCATGATTTGGAACACCTCACGTCGAGTCGCGACGATGGGGCAGTCACCATCGATGTGCCAGTACAGCGTCGCTTTTCTCTCAATGGAGATGGTCTTCGTCACGGGATCGCTCATCATTTCAGGTTCACCGTGTCTCCAGCGCGGAAGCCCCGTCCTTCAGGGCGGGGAGGAAGCGCTGCTCCGTTTTGTAGTTGACGTCTTCCATATGCCTGCTACCCCTATACTGATGAAACTCATCGCAACTGTCAAGTTGCTCGTGGATACCGACCAGAAGGCTCGGTTGCTTGCTACGATGTCTCGCGTGAACGAGGCATGCTCCTGGCTTGCTAAGCGGGCCTTTGATCTGAAAAGTGCCAACAAGATCCGATTGCAGAAACTCTACTACCGAGACCTCCGCGACATGTTCGGTCTTTCGGCGCAGCATACGGTTCGAGCCATTTCGAAAGTGTGCGAAGTCTACAGTCGAGACAAGTCGAAGCTTGTCAACTTCAGGGAGCATGGGGCCATCGCCTACGATCAGCGTCTGTACAGCTTCAAGAACGGGATCGATCGCTTGAGCCTGCTCGCGCTGGATGGTCGTATAGTGGTCAACTGCGCGGTCGGCGCGTACCATCGGGCTCGGCTCGAAGGCGTACGGGGTCAAGCCGACCTGGTCTACCGAAAGGGCAAGTTCTTTCTTTTCGTAACCGTCGAGGTGCCGGATGGGTCTCCCATCAGACCCGAAAAATGGCTCGGTGTCGATCTTGGTATTCGAAACCTCGCCGTCGATTCTGACGGGAAGGCGCATTCTGGTGAAGCTACGCTGGCGTCTCGCAGTCGAATTGCCAAGCTCCGGGCCAGACTCCAAAGCGTTGGCTCCAAGAGTGCCAGGCGGCACTTGCGGGAGCTCCGAAGGAGGGAGCAGTACTTCCACTCTTACACCAATCACGTCATCAGTAAACAGATCGTCCGCAAGGCCAAAGACACCGGACGCGGAATTGCCATCGAGGATCTCTCGGGCATTCGCGACCGGGTAACTGTAAGAAGGGCTCAGCGGAGCGCGCTGCATAACTGGTCGTTCTACCAGTTGCGAAGTTTTCTGACCTACAAGTCGCTCCTTGCAGGAGTGCCTCTTGTAGCTGTGGATCCTCGCAATACGAGTCGAACATGTCCAGAATGTGGCTGCGTCGACAAGGCGAATCGGAAGACTCAGTCCGACTTCGTCTGCACCGGGTGTGGCTTTGCGGGAAACGCCGACCACGTTGGCGCTCGCAACATCGCATCCAGGGCTGAAGTAAGCCAGCCTATCGTTTCGGCAGTCAGGACGGGAACCCATGGTTAGCATCTGCTCGATTGGAAACCTCGTCTATGCTAGGAACAAAGCCTCGCCCTTCAGGGCTAGGTTGTTTACTCATCCTCCTTCTCCTTCCTCGGCCATAGCGTCCAGCACTTGTCTCCTCGCCTAAGCTCGATTTCCGGCACGAGACCGTCTTCGACTCGCTTTACAAACGAGGATCTCGCCGTCGCTGCGGTATGGTAGTGATGACTGATATTGTCGAATAGCTCACGAAGCGTACAGCCTGGGTGCCTTTTGACGTATCCAGCCGCATCTCTGCATGTCTGCCGAAACGGGGTCCATTGCCCGCCCGGTTTGGACCCGGCGGCGAGAGCCGTTTTGTGCATCTCACACAGCGACTTGGTCCAAGTTGTGACTGCTTTTCTGTGTAGCTTGGGGCGAACCTTTTCTCGCACTCTAGGGGTGTCGTAGACAGACTTTAGAGGCTCGCCGACCTCGAACATGCCGATACCATCCATGGCGAGCACCTTGCGGTGAAAGTTACTGCGTCCCGACTTGGCTTCGGGAACCGCGATTGATGCGAGGTGCGCGTAGCCGACTCTCGCGCATGCCTGCTCTATCACCTCGAGGCTGAGCGAGGTCTTGGTCTCGACGATCCATACGACAGGGGCCTGCATCGCCACGATATCGGCCCTGCCGCCGTCGGGAAGCGTGACCTCCTGCCACGTCTCCCAGCCCTCATCGGCGAAGAATTGCAGCAGGGTTGCGGCGAGTTCTGTCTCTTTCACGCCTCGCCACCCCTGCTCATGGACAGGTACGTGTCCCTGGCCGCGCAGACCGTGAGGCTGAAGTTGTCATCCTCCCTCGCGTCAACCACGTAGATGCACGCCAAGCCGATCGGGCATTGCGTGAGGTAGGCTATCCACAAATCAAGCCTGAACTCGCTGTCCGCTAGTGGTGAGACATATTCCTTCAACTCGTTTTCGGTAACCCACCCGATCCTGGCTGGCTCCTCGTGAGCGATGAGGACCACGATCCCGGCGAGCCCTGGGCCATGCGGCAGGGACATGAGGTGAGGAATCACCGCTCTCGCCGCATGGATTTTCACCTCGCTCCATGGTTGAATCTCGTCCATGTCTATGCTAGTATTCATTCTTCCTCTTCGCTGTCAGGTGAAGGGGTCACTTCCACACCGTGTTGGCCGGTCCAGAAATGGGTCGGCCAACGTTTTTTTTCGTGCCTGGTCTACGGACAGATCGGGCACTTGCGCTGCTTGCCCACCTCGGGCTTAATGTACTTGGTTTCGTTGCGATATGAGACGCAGACCTCGTGGCCGCAGTCGAGGGTGAGCCGATACGTGGTTGCCGGGACAACCCGGTCTCGAACCATCATTGAGGTACTCGTCGAGGTAACCTTTACGATCTTGCACAGCATCATTTTTCCTTTCCGCAGAGACCCACCCAGCCCCAGGTTGCAGGTAACGGTCTGCACACCGACCAGCGTTAGCTCTCGTATTATAGCCTCCTCACACTCGCTGAAAGCTCGTAGTTGACTCGGTATTGAAACGTTTCGCCGTCGTCAATCCTAACCATCACCTCTGCTCCATTGGCAATGATGTCGTCCCTCACCTCATCGTTCTGCTCATCGTCGAGCCAATGCAATACTGCTGACTCGATACTGGATGCTTCTACCTCGACAGGCTCCGCTTCATCGTCCCAGATCTTGAAAATCATTGTTATACTCCTATCTCCTAACTGTTCTTTCCTTCCCGAACTTGGCTAGGAACCTTTCCTCTACCCACTGCCGTGGCTTGCCGTGCTTCATGGCGTAGTCGACGAGCCGATCCCATGCCGCGTTTTCGATCTGAAGTTGCTTTTCGGTCGGGAGCGGTCGAAGCGATCTGCCGTGGACCTTTGGGCCCTTTGCCTTCGCGCCGCACCGGGGGCAGACCGTGGTCCTGGTTCGGAACTTGCCGTGCTCGATGGGCGCGAGAAGCACCTTGCAGACATGGCACCTGCGCTCCTTGTCTCGTCGCTTTTTGCCCGCCTTGCTCTCGCTGAGCCGGATCGGCTTACCTTTGAGCGAGAAGGTCCGGTCCGCATCGGGGCTGCCGTACAGAATCGCGTTTCCCGCCAGGTCGAGGCAGAGACTGCGATGCTTGCCGGGGAACGGTCTCGAGCCCCTACCCACCATTTGCAGATAGAGGCTGACGCTACCGATGTTGCGGGCCAGGATCGTCGTCTCGATGGGCGGAAGATCGAAGCCCTCGGTCAGGATCTGGCAGTTGGTGAGAATATCGACTTTGCCTTCGATGAACTTGTCGATGATGCGTGACCGCTGCTTGCTCGTCATCTCGCCCTCGACATGCGCGGCGCGATATCCCTTCTGCCGAAACTCCTCTGCGACCTGGATCGCGTGATCAACCGAGGCGCAGAACACGATGGTCTTGGTATGTCTAGCATGCTTTTGCCACAACTTCACCGGCACGTCAGCCACGCCGTCCCGAATCGCAATCTCGGGAACGAAAACGTCGGTCGGGACGAGGAATCCCTTGGAGATGAGTTCTCTCTGCCTCGCAGCCACAACGAGGTTGGAGAATGTCGGGTGGAGCCCTCTTCCGTCGGCACGCTCAGGTGTAGCGGTCAGTCCGAGAAGGAAGGATCCGAGCCTCTTGCACTCCTTGGCTAGCGTGTTCCAGTCATCGCCCATCGCGTGATGGCACTCGTCCCATACCACGACGGACACCCCCTCGGGAATCACCTTCAGGTTTCGGACAATGGTCTGTACCGAGCCGACCTGGACCGGCTTATCGGGTTCCGACTTGGCCCAGGGCGCGATGATGCCGGGCCGGAACTGGAGCGCGAAGGACAGCGTCTTAGCGGCCTGCTTGATCAGTTCCTTGCGATGCGCGACCCAAAGCACCTTACCCTTGCGTATCCTCGCGATGTCGAGGGCGGCTTCCGATCCCATGACCGTCTTTCCGCCGCCCGGCGGCATGACGAGGCATGCGCTGTTCTTGGTTCGCGACAGCGTCACAACGACGTCTTTCGCTCTCTGCTGGTAGGGTCGAAGCTCGATCATGCACCTGCTCCCGCCTCGACAATGCGCCTGGCATAGTCGTTCCCGGCCCTGTACTCGTGGTTGATAGCGACTGCCCACCCATCTCTTTCGCCCCTAAGCCCGTCCTCGTAGCCCTTGCGCCAGTCCTCTGATCTGCTCTCGATCAGGTCTCTGAAAAGCTCGGTGTACATGGCTCACCCGTTATGCTTGTCGGGTACGCAGTTTAGCTTGCCATATGCGTCGGAGTAGAAAGCCTCGACAGCGTCGAGACTATGCTCGTCGATCAGCAGCTCGAGGTTGAAGCAGTTGGGCTCGGTATGTAGCTGCACTTCACAGGACCAGTTAGGCAAACGCCGATCCGGGAATTGCCACTTGTATAGGTTGATAAAGTACAGGATCGGTCTCCCAGCGTCCGCTCGGATTGCCCTTTGCCACAAGCCCTGGCAGTAACCACTGTCTCCCTTGCCGTGATGTGAGTACAACTTGTAACCCTTACTTAATAGTTCGTCTTCAGTGATCATTGCAGAAGCCTCGCTTCCTCGTAGATCTTCGCTAGCGTCACCTGAGCCTCGTAGCTCTTAGATCTGCCACCGGCAAGCCTGGTGTAGACACTCATAGCCTGCTGCGGCGGAAGCATCGGTACATCGATGTCCTCGAGCAGCCTGCCGGGTCGCATCATGGCGCTGTCCAGCTTGAGCCTGGCCGCATTTGTGGTGCAAAGGATGCGGACGTCCGCGATGGTCCCAAACATGCCGTCGGCCAGGTTGAGCATGGTGGAGATACTGAGCATATTGTCGCCCATCCGCTCGACCAGCAGCATGTCGGCATCCTCGATGACGAGGCACGTCGGCTTTCGCTGCCGCAGTAGAAGCTCGGCGAGACCCGGAGCGGTCATGGAAGGTACCATTTGGGACGGGACCAGGACGAACCGGATGTTGCGGCACGCCTCGATCAAGCCTCGGACCATGTAGGTCTTGCCGGTACCAGCCGGGCCATGGATGACGACCAAACGCCCCGACGGCTCCTTTTTCGAGAACTGGTCCACCACGTTGTCGAACTGCGCCACAGCCCTAGGCGTGTAGTTGTCTCGAATCAGCACATCGTCGAACGCGGCAATAGTCTTGAGTCGCATGCCGTAGCGGGTATGGTTGAGGATGTGGAGCTTGCGCTGCTCAGTCTTATCTCTGCTCAGCCTCTGAATCCGATAGGTGTCGGTGATACTCTTTGCCTCCGAGTCGATCCGGTCTACCCACGAGGCTAGGCCGAACAGGACGACGGTGATAGAGCCGCTCCTTTTGCTCGTCACTCTCTGCCGCATCACCTTTCGGCCCTTCACGCGACGAATCACGCTCGACTCGTTGTGCCAGGTGACGTGGGCGATGCCGCTGGGGCAATACACCATCACGCTGTGGTCACCCCTATCGTCGATTAGCGCGTGGCTTGAGCGCTGAGACGTGAGCTTTTTGACGCGTTGAGACGAGACCTTTTCGGTATCGATATCACCGTATCGCGTCGAGTGACTCCTGAGTCCAAAGCCGTCTAGGCTCTTGACCAGTCTGGCAAACGCGGTGCGCCAGACAAGGTCTTCGTAGTTGCCCTGGTAGAGCTTGTCTGCCAGGTCGGTAGTGGTCATGCGAGCGAATAGCTTCATCGTGTTGAGTGCTCCTTGAGTGCTATCCACAGGTCCTTGAGTGCCGCTTCACACACACACGCCAGGCACGACCCAGGCTCGTCTGTGCCGCAGTCGCAGCCATGGTCGGAGATTGCCTGCAGAGCCATGGCGAGCGGAGTAAACTCGCCGTTAGCGTCGCGTTCCGAATCAAGCTCGGACCAGAGCCTTGACGCGGTGTCACGAGCATCCTGTCTCACCATCTCGGTCTGCCTCCTCGTCGCGCTATGGAACGCGGTGACGAGCACGGACACCTCGATGGGAGCCAGCGATTTTCGAAGCCCCCTCGGCACGAGATACCAGGCGCGGAGGAACGCCGAGTCGGATCGAATCGAGGCGCGGCACTGGTTACGAACGATGTTTCTCTTGCTCATCGTGTTTCCGGGGCGGAAACCCCGTCCTTCAGGGCGGGGAGGAAGCCCCTCCGCGCTGTCGTTCGATGTAATACTTGACCGTCTCAAGTGGGGCTTCACCGAGACGGCTTGCTTGACAGAGGTATATGCCAATGTCAGACTGAAAACGTGATCATCCGCAAGGGATTTCGCTTCCGAATCTACCCGACCGAGCAGCAAGTCGCTCGGATCGCTGGATGGGAAAGCGCTCTTCGCTGGCTCTGGAACCACTGCGCCG